CCTCCGAGATCGACGATGCTCGTCTTTCCCGCCGCGACCGCGAGCAGCACGCGCAGGGCTTCGCGTACCGTGATGCTGCCCTCGACAGGTACGTCGAGAACAGATCCCGTGACATCGTCCTGCGTGATCGTGCCGATCTTGGCGATGCCTTCGATGGTGCCGCGAGCGACGACATCAGCCGTTGCCGTGCCGACTCCCGTGGCGAGACCGGGGGAGTCCTTGAGGCCCGTGATCGGAGCCGCCGCAGATCCCACGCCAGCCCCCGCCCCGGTGACCGTGCCAAGAGCCGTGATGTCAGCCGACGACGACGCGCCAGCCGTGGAGTACGTTCCGATACCGCCATCACCGACAGCGAGCTTGATCGCCGTCGTCGTTCGACCCGGAGGGTAGGACACGTAGCGCCCGAACGCGACACGGTTCGTCATCGCCCAGCCGACACGCCCGCGAGCGGTCTGGTGAGTCTGCTGTGCGCCTCCCGAAAGGAAGCGCACCGAGTAGATGGTGAATCCGTTAGCGCAGAGCATCAGCCCCAGCCGTAGACGAGTTCGCCCGTGATGACGTTGCCGGTGGTCGTCAGCGCACCGCAGACGAGAAAGAACAGGACCAGACACGCATCGTCGTAGATGCGCGGCAGCGTCGGGATCTGGTTCAGGAAGTCGCGCTCCCCCGCGACGTTCGCAGCCGCGAGCGGGATCGTGCAGATCGGACGGTGCAGGATGATGCAGCCCGTACCCGCCGTCGCGTTCGCGTTGATGACGTAGGACTGAATCGACTGCACGCCACGGTCGCCAGCAGCGAGCGGCATGAATGGACCGCCAACCGTCGCGCTCGTGAGCGTCTGACCGAACAGCGCGCCTTGAGGGTGCGCGGCAACCGGAGAGAACACGGATCCAGCCGGAGCTGTCGTCGTGCGCGAGCCCGTGCCAGCCGAGTTCGTGTACGTGTACGTGATCTGGCCCGCCGCGCTCGACGCCGTCGTCAGCAGCATCGACGCCATCACGCCGTGCGCGTTCGTCATGCGCGTGTCGCCCGTGCCCGTCCATGTCGGATGGTTCGACATCGTGCTCGGCGTCGTCACGACAACGAGCGACGGGTAGATGTGGATGATGTCCGTGAGCATCACCACGGCAGGGACCGCCGTCGTGCCTGCGGTGACCGCCGACATGGACAGCAGGTGGCGCGTGTCTGTGGATACAGCGGCATTGATCGGGATGCCGCCCGTCGTCGACGCACTGCACACGATGCCGGTCCCCGGCGTGCCGGTCAGCGTCATCACGCCGCCCGTGCCCGCGACGGTCAGCGCCTCGTGCCATCGACCGGCGGCGCTCGTCGCTCCCGTTCTGATTTCCCTCGAGAACGGCGCGCGAGCGATCTTGCCGTTGGTCGTGATCTCGTTGATGAGGTCGTCGATGCTTGAGAAGCCCATGTCAGTCCTCCTGCACTTGCAGGGTCGTCGCCGTGAAGCGCGGGGTGATGAGGTTCGACACCGACAGCGAAGCCGTCAGCGCGCCCGAGTACAGGATCTGAGACGCGCCCGAAGTCGCGAGCCCGATCGAGAAGTGCGTCAGCACGTTTGTTCCACCAGTGCATTGCGGAAACGTGATCTCGGCAGTGTTCGATGCGGTGTTTCCGCTGCACGTCCATCCGCCCGAGTTGCGCGACACGGCGACGCGCGCGTAGCTGGTGTACGTCGCCTCGCTCGTCGTCTGGTCGCCCGCCTCTCCCGGATCCGCCGTGTGAAGCGCGACATAGAGGATGGACGCCGCATTCCACGAGAACGCCGTGGCGTTGAACGTGTACGCGATCAGGTCTGCTTCGGTCGTGTTGCTCTTGCTCATGTTTTCACCATCCACCAGGGAAATAGGCGTTTCCTGTTCCGCCACCGCCGCCACCTAGCGCGTAAATCTGATCCTGAAGATTAGAGTCCGCAGCCTGATAGGCGTCCTGCAAACGCTGCAATAGCGTCGTCAGCGTGTCGCCCGACGAGTCCCGAACATCTCCCGTCGTCGGAGCCGCGAGAACCAGGATGTCCCGCGCTTCACCCGTCGTGGGCGAGTACGTCAGCCCTTGCTTCGTCACCTTGAGCGACGGCGCAGTTTTCAACGTTAGCGCGTAAGGCGACCCCGGCAGCACGGCAAGTGGCTCATGGACGCGCAGGTACGCACCACGCGCGGGGTCCGTCGCAAGCCCGCCGATCGCCGAGAACTCGATCGAAAGCTCCCCGTCGCGCTCGACGAGCGGGTACTTGACGCGCGGCTTGTCGTTCGGATCGCGCGGGCGCGGATCCCGCCCGCCAAGCGCATGTGAGCGGCGGTTCGTCACGACATGAGCCTCCGGCGAATACCGAGCGGCGAGGCTTGAACCGCGCCCGACTCGAACGCCCACCGACCCGTGCCGCTCAGCATGATCCCGACGTGGGAACCGCGAGCGACCATCGGCAACGTTCCGTTGAGCCCCGGAACCAAGACTTCCTCGGCGACCGCGTTGCCAATCTCGTTCGCGTCGTCCGAGACGTAGAAGCCCATCCGCGCCCCGCCGATGTTCGGCGCGAGCGTCACCTGCGGGCGCGAGAACCGCGTTTGGCCTTCGGTCGCGTACCAGCCCAAGAACACCTTGGAATGGATCGCCGAGCCGTCGTCCGTGTCCGCGTCCTGCGTGAAGCGACGGATGTACCCGTCTTGGCACCCGATCCACACCGCGCGGTTGCCAGTGCCGTCCTTATCGATCGAGCGCGCCGACGTGACCACGTGGTTGAGAGAATCCTCATACCAAGCGCCCGTCTCAGCCTCGAAGAAGTAGTGCGTGGTCGGTGCCGTGCCCGTGAAGTCGGCAGGGCACACGAACACGTGCAGCCCACGCGCGGCGTCGTTCCACACAAGGCGCACGTTGAACTCGGTGAGATCGATAGCCTCGAACCGGCGCTTGATCTTCGCGTCCGTGACGCTCTCGATCTTCCCGCCGGGGCTCATACGCGTGACGCCGCCGTGGGACATGAAGAAGTAAACGGCACCCTCTTCGTCCTTGCACCACGGTTCACCGAACGGCATCCCGTACAGGTCCGCGATACGGTCCAAGCGCCCGCCTTGCGCGGGGTCGCCCGTTTGCCGATACACCCCCGACGCCGTACCCAAGAGCAAGAGGTCGTCCGTGAACGGGATTGCCGTGGTCAACGGCGCGTCGAGAGGGATCGTGACCGCTTCGTACCCTGACCGCTCCGCCGGGAGCGTGTTCGCGTCCTGCGGGTTGCCAATCGCCGCCATGAACACGAGATGCGGATCCACCCCGCGCCCCATGCACAAGCGTTGGTTCCACGCCCACATGAGACGGCACTTCTTCGGGTACGCGCCCGACGCATTCGGCTTGAGAATGCGCCCAAAGCCGTCCGACGCGCGCGGGTCGATCGTGAAGTACGTTTCGCCGTCCGTGCCGTAGATGCGCGAGCCGAGCACGCACGTCGATACGTAGCCCGTGCTGGCGATCGTCGAGTACGAAGAAGGCGACGCCGTGCTGATCCCCGACACTCGGAGTAGGCTGTTCGACATCGCCGCGAGCGTGTAGACGGTGCGGTTGTCGGGTGCAACGCGCGTCGGACCAACGGCGCGAATCTGCGTCACCGCTTCGTCGCTCACCCCTTCCTTGGGACCGCCGACGATGATCTTCTCATCCGGCAAGCCTGAGAGCAGCCCCGGTTGGTACTCCGGCGTTTCGCGCTCCACGGCGCACGCATACGCCCGCGAGCCCGTAGCAAGCGTGTAGCGGCGATCCGGTGCCGTCGACGTGCCCGAGCCCGCGTTGTTGCCCGATTGCAGGTAGCTGAGCACCGCCGGAGCCGTGGACGTGGTGGTCGACGTGTGAACCGGGACGTACACGAGCGCGTTGCCGTAGAACTGGTACGTTGAGTTCGGCTCGTACGTGTTCACGTTCGGCGTTGCGCCCGAGACAGCCATGCGCGGAAAGTGGTACGTCGGGATCGCCGCAACCGTCGATGTCGCGCCGACGCCCCACGGGCTTTCCCACGTGCCCGTGCCCGTCAAGGTCGCCGTGTCGCCGTTGTCCTTGATGCGACGCACGACGGATTCGCGCGTGAGCCTTGTAGCGGCTGTGGAAGTTGCCGCCGTGCTCGTGCCCTGCGGACCCATCGAGAAGATGAACGAGTCATCGCCGTTGTCCGGCCAAACGCAGCCGTAGCCGACACCACCAAGTCCCGTGTCCGTGGAAGTTGCCGAGTCTTTGACCACCCACCGCGTCTTGGCGGTGTTGGGGTCCCATTTGACCAACATCTGCTCCGTGTCCGTGAGATACAGATACGGGCTCGTCGTGGTCGCAGCGGGGAGACCTTCGACGGTCGGTGGTGCGTTGCGGTACGTGTGCGACGCGGGCAGCTTGTGCGCGATGCCGAATCGCCAATGGAGATACCCCTCCATCTTATCGAACTCGGTCGTGGTGATGACGTTTGCGCCGCTGTTGTAGTCGCGCAGCGTGAGCATGTACGCGATTTCGCCATCGAAGGGAGCGACGCCGAGCGTCGTCGATGTCGATCCCGTCGAAACCGTCGTCCACTTGCCGAGCTGCGTGCGATCCGTTGCCGTCAACGCGCGACCCGTGTACGTCTCAAACGTGCAGTCGTTGCCGTTGACCGAGCAAAGGCCCGTAGTCGTGGCGCTTGCCGCGTTGTTGATGAAGATGGCGAAGACGGCGAAGCCCGTCGAGGTCTCGTATGCCGCATAGGGACCGCTCGTACCCGCGCCGCCAAGGCTTTGGTGCATCGACGCAAAGCCCGATGACGTGGCGAACCCGGTTCCGCTCGCCGTCGTCGAGTTGAGCACGAAGGCGCGGTAGTTCGTGCCCGAGTACACCTGCGACATGACCGGGCGCGCGTTCGTGAAATCGCCCGTGCGACACACGATGAACGTCACCGCTTGTGCGCCGTCGTAGCACGGAATCGCCGTCCGTTGCGTCTCCGATGCCGTCGAGGTCGTTTGCCCGTTCGGCAGCGTCACCATCGCGTTGTGCGGGTTCAGGTGACCGAGCGTCGGATTCGAGAACACCACCGAGTCTTGACCACCGAACTTCTTGCTCTTGTTCAGCGTCGGCGCGGTGCAGGACGTTGGCGCAGTCAACCCCGCCGCTTCGTACGAGTAGAAGTTCCGCTCGTTGCCCGTGAAGTCCGTCCACAACGTCAGCGCGTCACCGTTCGCGTACGCGCTGTTCATCGACCCGTCGCCGTCGATGTCCGAGGCATCGAACCCTGCCCACTTGCGCACGTCCCACGAGTCCAACCGATCCGGCGTCCAGTCCACCGCGATCTTCTGCGTGTCCGGGCTCAGCTTGTTGTAAGCCCGCGTCGTGTTCGCCTCGTGCGCCGTCGCAATCGCGCCGTCCTTCGTGCGAACCGAGAGGTCATTGATCGGGTGCGGAACCTGCGAACGCGACCACGCGATTTCGGGAACCGCCGTGTCAATCAGGCGGTACACGTCAATCCGGCTTGAGCCCGTCGACGTGTTGTTCATTGCCGCGTAGAGGTACCCTTGGCGCAGTTGCACCTGTTCGACGTAACCGTCAAGCGCAACCTCCCACTCCTTGTTCGGCACGCTCTCGCCCGCGTCCCGAACGCGGTACTTCCACAGCTTCGCGTCCACCATCGGGTAGCCCTCGCTGACCCCGACGTAGACCGCGCCCTCTTCATCGACGGCAAACGCGCGGCAAACGTGCTCCTGCGACTTGACGGGCAGCACGAACTTCCAAACCAGCTTGCCCTCGGCGTTGTACTTCGCCACACCCGCGCGCCCGTCGAGGACATACACGTTGTCGGCTGCGTCCAAGCGCACGCCGCGACAGTCGCTCGTGAGCGGCGTCTTGACCTTCCACTCTTCAACTTGCGAGCCCTGCGCGTACTGCGCGTACGTGAACAGCGGCGGCGCGTAGCTCACCTGCTCAATCTGCCGGATCGACGAAGCCAGCGCGTTCGCGTTAACCTTCTCCGTGCCCTCACGCACGCCACCACGCAGGCGACCCGTGTTCGGATCCCACCCGCGCACGTTGACCGCTTCGGGCGTGGTGCCCTTGTCCTGATCGCCCTTGGCGCGCAGGTCCGACAAGCCTCCGAACGGCCACTCGATGTTCAAGAGAAGGTCACCGTGTACGAGTCAAGGTGTTCAGGATCGCCACGACCGTAGGACGTGAGCCCGCCACGCATCGGTCCGTAGTTCACTTGTGCCGCGTTGTCTTGGTTGACCGCCGCCAAGAACAGCGGGCCCTCTTGGACGTTCGCCAAGCGGTCCGAGAGCGTCGCCTGATCCTCGCCCTCCCAACCGCGCGCGAACGTGCGGCACAGCTCCATGAGCAGCGGTTCCGCGAAGGGCGGCACGTACACGATCGCGTCATCGTCCGATGCGTCGTACCACTTCGCCCGGTAGAAGAGCGTGTGCGTCGCTTCCCCGTCAGCCGTGGGCGTCGGCCACATTTCCAGGTACGCAACCATCCGGTCCTCGTCGGAGAGCTTCCACGAGACCGCGCACTTCGTCACCCAAGCGTCCAATGGCAAGTTGGACGTGCGCAGCCGAAGGATCTCGTCCAACGTCACCATTTGCGTCCGACGAACCAAGCTGTTCGTGGACTCTAAAGCCAAAAGCTCGCCGAAGTCGTCCGGCAGCACCATCGAAGCCTGACCGCTCACCTGATTGAGCGTCGTCGAGGCACGTTGCGCCCAAGCCCACGGGTGCATCGCGTGGAAGTGCCGACCCGCCGCGTTCACCACGGCAATCGACCCACCCAACCCGTTCGAGACTCGACCGCCGAGCGTGTGCTCGACGTGCGCAATCAGTTGTTTGATGCTGACCATTCGTTCTCCGGCGTTGTATTGGGGGCGGGCACCGAAGCACCCGCCCGTTTCGTCACGTCACGGTCACGAAGCCGTTTGCACGGCTACCGAAACCGTTGAGACCGTCGAAGAGCACGTCCGTCAAGGCACCCACCGAAGTGTTGCCCGACGTGATGACCGTCGCGCTTCCTTCAAGCGCGATACCCACGAACTTCGCGGTCGCAGTCGAAGTACCCGAGCCCTGCCCAAGAGCGTCGAGATACCCCTGCTTCACGCCGCCAGTCGTGGCGTAGGACACGACCAAGGGCGCGCCTCGCACCCAAGCCGTGTTCCCCGTCGAGTGCTGCACCTTCGCCTTGCAACGACCCATGACCAAGAACCGCCCGAGCTTGGGGAGGTCCGTGGACGTGGCGGTCGAAGTCGAAGCCGCGACAGCATCCAACGCGATGGCAAACACACCCGCCGCACAGTTCGTGCTTGTGTAGTTGCGCACCACGTTCGCAAACATACTCGTCGGCGGACCCGGGTCGGTCTTCGGAGAGGCGGCGATTTGAAGGTAGTCCTTCAAAGCGAACGCCACCACGTCACCGACCGCAACATCGGTCCCGCCACGAACAGCCGCCGAGACGATCACGTCTTCTTGGTTCAGGCCAATGCCTGAAACATTCACTTCGCGTTGGTTGCTCATACCGAGTTCACGCTCCCGAATCCGTTGATTCCGTCGAAGAGAACCTTGTTCAGCACCGGAGTCGAAGTGCTGGAACCGGCCGCGCGGCTCGTCAGGTTGATCGCCACGATCTTCGGGCTGTACGTGCTCGTCACAGCCGCACCCGTCGAACCCGCAAACGCGAAGTCGATCACCCCGACCGTCGAAGCGACGGCGTTGGAATACTGAGCCCCCGCGTTCGTCGGATTGTTGGTCGAAGTCGTGCCGGGCACGCCACCCAAGCCGATCGACAAGGTACCGCCCTGGTATCGCATGCAGTAGGCTTGCTGCACGATGCCACGGACTTGAACCTTGCCAAGTTGCTTGTCGGCGTAGTTGTCCAAGGCGATGCAGAAGCAACCGTATTGAGCGGTAGCGTCGTCGTACACCTTGGTCGCAGAGCCGAAGATGCTGTTCACCAAACCCGGCTGAATCGTCGGGGTCAGCGAATCGCCCGTGATCTCGTCGTCACCGTTGGAAACGCACAGTGCCAGAAGGTCGCCCTTCGCCACAGCGCCACCACGGATGACGACTTCGATGATCTCGCTTTGGAAGTCGAGACCATATTGGTTCGAGTTGACAAAGAGAGCCATTAGTTCAGCCCTCCGAATCCGTTGATGCCATCGATCCACACCTTCGTTTTTGCTCCGTCACTCGTCGTTCCGGAGACGCTTTCGAGCGTGAAACCGTGGATCTTGCAGTTGTCGGCGGCGTTCACAGCCGTCGTGGACGTGTTACCAGCTTCGTAGTAACCCGCCTTCGCGTCAGCGTTGAAGCCGAGCGTCAAGTGCTCGCCGGGTCCAACCGTGGCGTTCGCACGGTTGTAGACGTACGCGCTCGTGATGCCGCGAACACGAACGGTCAACGTCCCAAGGTCGGCTGCGGCACTCAGAGCAACGCCGGAGATGTCAACCATACGCATCGAGTTGTTCGACAGCGAGGTTGAAGCTCCAAGATTGCCCTTCGTCACCGAAGCGAACACGGACGCCGAGGAACCGGGATCCGTCGAGATGGTCAAGCCATCCGACGTAATCGCGGAACTCAGGGTGGTTGCGAAGGTCACAACATCGCCGGGGGCGATGGCTCCTCCGCTGCGGTTGAACACGACAACATCGACATTGGACGGGTCCAAGCCGACGCCCATGGCAACCGCTGCATTTTGGCGGTTCGTCATGGGGCTCCTTACGAGTTCGTGATGTCAGCCGCAGGGTAGATGCACGCCATCTTCTTGAGCGAGCGCGGGAAGATGTTGTACCAGCAGTTCACCATCTTCACCTTCGTGTCCGGTTGGGCACTCGGGATGATGTCCGGACGCATGGCGAAGTAGTGGTCAGAGTGGAAGATCGGCTTCAACCACTCCTTCGACGCGAGGAAGAAGCGCGGACCGTAGAACGTCGGGTCCAACGTGCCGTTCATGTTGTCGAACTCACCCGCGCCCGAACCAACCGCCGGAGCGGTCGTGCCCGAGGTCGGGTAGACAAGCGCGTTGTTCATCGACGCTTGCCACTTGAACGGGATTCCGCCGAAGATCGGATCGCCGTAGTGCGGATCTTGCGGACCCGGACGGAAGTAGTTCTGCGAAGCACGGTTGATGGACTCGACGAGAGCGTGACCGCGCATCGAGCACAGGAACACGTAGTTCGACTTGAACGGATCGTTCACCGTGGACTGCTCAGCCTTGAAGGGCAGAGCTTCGGCGCTCGTGTACTTCGTGGCGCGCGAGAACGCCGCGAACAGGTTGTGCGAAGCGTAGTTCGCACTCGTCGAGGTCGGAGCCGGATCCGAGTAGTCGAACTGCCAGCAACGGAACGCCGGGTTCGTCGTCTGCGACAGGTTGGCAACGGTCGTGAAACCGTTGGGCATACGAGTCGTCGTGCCGTACGGGTTGACCGTCGTGCCGTCGAGCTGTTCGTACGTGCCCGCCGTCGCACCGTACTCGTTCAAGAAGGCGAAGATCGAGTACGGCTGCACCGCCGTCGCCGTCGAGCCTTCCATGAGCGTCGCGTCGGGTTGCGCCACGAGCGCGTCTTCCATCTTGCCGCTCAAGGAAGTAGCCATGCGCTTCTCCTTGACCGTCACGATGTTCTTGTACACCTGCATACGCGCCGAGCGCGTCATGTTGCCGACGCCTTGGAGGTCCGTGTCGGTCTCCAAGAACGTCATGTGGTCTTCCACGAAGCGCCAATCGATTTGGTGCGTCGCGGTCGAGTTCGGGTTGCTGTACATGCGCGTCGCACCCGGCAGGTAGAAGTTCGCCGTGTTACCGGCGTCCGTCAGGATCCAATCCTGAATGTACTTGCCGCCTTGCAAACGACCCATTTGGTCGCCGCTGAGCAACCACTTGAGCAGGTAGTTCGGACGTTGCGCTTCGTTGACGAGCGCGTCAGCGCCCGTGAGGATCTGCGGACCGGTAATCGAGTACCAGTCCAACAGCTGAGACAGAGCTGAGCCAGCCATGTTAGTTGTTCAATACCTTTCGTGCGTCATCGAGACTCGCACCCGTCTCGATGAGTTCGAGCGCGCGTAGTTCGCGCTCTGCCTTCGACAACGGCTTCAAAGCCCCGGAGCGCGAAGGTGCCTCCGGCGTGTCCTTGACCCGTTCCGCCTTCTTGGGAGCCTGTGCGGGCTTGCGTTCGCCGTAGACCTCGTGCAAAGCGAGCTTGAGGGCGTCGTCAGCCGACATCCCGTCCTCCGCCTTGCCCTGAGCGACCAAAACGACCGCGTCCCAAACGGCGGGCTTGTCGATCTCGGGGTACAGCCCCTTGAACGACTCTTGGAGGCGAACACGCTCGTTCTGCGCCGTCGCTCGCTGACGTTCGGCTTCCGCGCTCTTCAACGCAGCCAGTTCGTCAAGCACGGGCTTCAACGCGGAATGAACCGCCTTCGCTCCCTCGGGACCGAACTCCGCTTCCAGTGCCTTGAGTGCTTCGGAGGGGTCTGCGGGCGCGGCGGCTCTGTCAAGCACCGGCTCCGTCTTCTCCGTCTTCCTCGCGGCTTCCTTCAGCGACTTCAAATCCTTGTATGCATTGTCGATGTCCTCGTGGTTCTTGGCGCGCTTGGTGCCAAGCTCCTTGATTCGATCGACGGACATACGCTTGAGGTCGGCTTTCGACCAACCATCACGCTCCAAGGCAGACCACGCGCGTTCGAGATCGTTGTCGACGACCTCTTCGGTGGGTTCCTCGGTAGCCGCATCCTTCGTCTCGGGCGGGTTGTCGTCCGCCTTCGCCTCGGGTGCGGTGTTCTCTTGCTTGTCCGACGGCGCAGCTGCAACGGGCGCGTCAACGTCGGGACCAAAGATCGAGAGGGCTTGTTCGGGGGTGAGTTCTTTGGGCATAGATCAGGTTTGCCCGAATCCGGGCGCGTCGTAGGTCATCGGCATGGACGAGTCTTGAGACTTCGCCACGCACTCACGGATCTCCGCGTCACTGCTGAAAACGGGCACGCCGTCCTTGTCGAAGTTCTTTGCCGCCGGGTAGTTCTTGGGCAGCGCCCAACCCTTGACCTTCTGACGGCTGTGGCGCTTCGCGGCGATGCTGTTGAACGCCGGAAGGTCAATGATCCGCGTCCACCCGCCGTCGATCGTCGCGCCATACGGCGGCGCTTCGCCGATCGGATACTCGAACTCGCGCACGTGCCCTTGGGCGTTTTGGAACGTGTACATCATGCTTGCACCATCGCCGGCTCAGGCGGATCCTCCATCGGCATCGGCGCACCCTCCGGCGCAGCTTGAATCTGCTGCATCTTGGACATCTGCTCCGCCGCCTTGTCGCCCGAGAAGATTCGGGACAAGCCGGGGATGTTCCACATGGAGCCGATCTGCTCGATCGCCTCTTCCACGTCCACGTAGGACGCGATTTGCGGCATGATCGGCGCGACCTGACCCAATAGGGCGAGGATGTCGTTGCCTCGTGCGCGCTGTACCTGCTCGCTCGTGCGCGACATCGAGTAACGCTCGATCTCCAACGCGAAGCCGTCCCACGGATCCGAGGGCGAACCGCCTTGGAACGTCACGCGATCGACGCCCATCTTCTCGCGCTCGTCGTCATCGAGGCGAATGTCGAAGGTCACCGTGTCCTCGTGGTACAGGTACCAGCACACGGTCATGAGCAAAGCTTCATCGCACTCTTGGAAGCGTTGCGCGATGTAGTCCACGCGAGCCGTGGAGCTGTTATTGGCCAAAGCCACTTCCGTCGCCGTACCCGTACCGGTGACGTTCCCGCGCGCCGTGTCGTCCATGCCAAGAATGCGGTCGCAGCGGTCACCGAGCATCGCCATGAGTTCGACGCGCTCCTTGGTGACGTAGCCGTATTCGTAGACTTCCATCTGCTCGCGCTTGAACGCGGGCACGTGCACCGTATCCCCGTCGCGGGCGTCGTTCAGAGCCTTCGTGTACTTGTCCGAGAGCGCCGACACAGCGATCGACTTCCCGCGCTTCGCAGCCACGCTCACCGCGACCGCGTTGCGGTTCAGTTCCTCGATCTGCCCCCAAACCGCCATGAGCGGCGACATGGGCAACCAGCGCCCCGGAACGCTGTAAACGCCCCAAAGCGTGTACGGACCCGTCGAAGGGCCGTAGTAGTCGCGCACTTCACGCAGGAATCGCCCCATGCCATCCGGGCGCAGGCCCATCGTGTACAGGTAGCTCTTGCCGTCGAGACCGCGAACCCAAACGTCGTACAGAATGACCTCGCCACGACGCGGAACGGAACCGTTCACGTCCTTCCGAACGCTCAGTTCCTCCAACCCCGCGTCTTCCGAGCATTCCTCAATCGCGGCAGCGTCCCAACCTTCCGCCTTGCCCTTGTCGCTCTTGGCGTACTCAACAAGCTCGTCCTTGTCGCGCGCGTACTTGTGGCAGCACCAACGCTTGGTCTCCCACGACGATGCGTAGGGATCGCACGTCACGTCGTCCGGCTCCAAAGCCACGACGTTCGGGATCGTGATCTCGTCTTCCGTGTCCGTGATGCCCGGAACGGGCTCAAGCGTCGTCAGCGAGATACCCCATCCCGTGAGGAAGTACGGGCACATGCGTTGGAGGAACCGCCCGTGCTTCGTCTTGATGATCCACTCGTTCAATCCAGCGGTCATCACCGCCGCCGTCTTGCGTTGCTCGTAGCCGCCCCCGTGCGTCACGTTCGCGCGCGGATCGTTGTTGACGAGCTTCCCCGTCATGATCGACACGAACTCGTGCGCGCGGTTCTCAGGGCTGCGCATCCCGTCCGGCGTGAACGCTTGACCCTTGTACGAGTCCAAGATCGTCTTGCGCACCGTCACGGCGGGCTTCATGGCTTGGAAGCCAGCGTCGATTTCGCGGCGTAGTCCTTCGGGGGTGTCGAGTCTCACGCCGTCCACCTTTCAAGGAACTCAATCTCTTCCGCTTCGCCCGGAGGAAGCTCAGCGGGCAGCGTGCGCTTCGTCAGCGAGCTGAAATCGTGGCTGTGGACGAAGGTGTTGAGGTATCGAACGCTGTCGCAGTTGGAAACGAGAAGACCGTTGGCGAAGAACACATGTTCCCCGTCAACGGTCAAGTTGTAGACAGGCTCGTAAAGGTCAAGGCACG